CGGAAAAAACCGACGATGTTAGCCATGAAGTAATCTCCACCCCGGCTGCAGAAGTTATTCCTGAACCGGAAATTACAATTGGTGATAATGAACGCGATGAACTGTTTGCACTACTTGGCACTTCCACGTATGAACAGAAAGTAAAAGATAAGCTGTTCAATAAAATAAACAGCTACCACACCCGCGAACAGTACCGGGAAGCAAAGAAAAATTTACTCGCCAATCAATTAGGCTACGAAGGAATGCACAATCCAGGACAGAAAGCTATTAATAAACAGGTTGCTAAAAAAGCCAATGCGTATGCGTAAAGAAAGATCAGACTTAAACGAAGAATTGCTGGAAGCAATTTCCACAAATATAGATAGTGACTGGGATGACATTTATGGCGGCCCGCGTACTTTCTACACCGGCTGCGCCAATGAGTGCGAGATCATTTGCCTGGAAACGCAAATAAGATTGTTGAGTAAAATAAAGGATGAATTAAATATGGAAGCAAATTATAAATATCCTTTTGCTATCATTCAATATAATATCAACCGCCTGCAGAATCAAATTGATACAATCACAGAATTAACTTTTTAAACATGCAAACAATAGAAATTTTAAAAGACTATACCGGCTTAACTAAAACGGATATTAAAGAGATGGCAGCGCTCGCCATAGAAAGCGTACTGGAAAACGGCAATCCTTTAGAGGTTGCCGAAAGCCTGTCGGCAATGGAAGATTTTATAAAACAGGTAAAGAGTGAGAAGCGCTTTACAGATTATGTGCGCGAAGAAACAATTAAATACGGCAAATCATTTGTGAGCCCTTCCGGCGCTAAGATTGAAATTGCTGAGACGGGTAGTAAATATGATTTCAGCAATTGCAATGATCTTGAATTAATAAAGCTTGAAACCATTTTGGAAGATCTGACAGATAGGATAAAAAAGCGTAAGGACTTTTTAAAAACGGTTTCTACGAGCGGCATAGATATAAGGCATAACGATGAATTGATAACCATTTATCCGCCGTCAAAATCTTCAACAAGTTCTTATAAAATCACATTAGCAAAATGAGTTATTCAATTTACGACCACGCAAATAAGAGCCTTGTATATGACAAGACAACCGGCACTCCTGAAAATGGTTGGAGGGATATGGAAATATTAAAGTTTCAGACAGAAGCAGAGGCGCAGAAATGGAAAGATGATGATTTAGCTTCCGGTAATTATTACAATAAGGCTCATACGGTTTACGAAATAGTTAAAGTAACACTGGCAAAGTGAATAAAATGTTCATTGATTAGTGTTTCCGCTTAAGTCCCGTATTACGGTGCGGGACTTTTTTTCTAACCTATAAAATGCTAACCATAAAAAAGCAAACTGAAATATTATCTATACTCACAGCAATACGGGGCACATCATACAGTGATGTTCAAAGCCCTGATAAATTGCTGGAATATGCATTCCAGTTAACGCAATGGATAGCCTTTACAGCCGAAGCAATCGCCGAAGCAAAAGAACAATTACACCTGGCAAGGAAACAGGCTTATATTAATCTTGTTGGCTCACTCGGCGCCCAGGAAAAGAAGATCGGCGCAATGCTGATGAAAGATTACTGTAATGATATGTGTTCTAAAGAAAACGCTTATTTGACACTGTGTGAGAGGACGAATGCGGCGGCAACGCATACGAATGATTTAGTCAGAAGTGCATTAAGTTATTTGAAAACTGAAATGGCAACGCAGAATTATTCAAACTAACATTATGAATGAGAATTCAGCAATAGAATTACGCGACAATGCAAAGGCTCAATTGATGGAAATAAAAACCATTGAAACCGGTATTGAATATCTTAATAAAGTTAAAGCAATTGAAGTATGGATAAAGGCTGAAAAGAAAGACGCTGAACTTCAAAATTTAATAGCTGAACAGAAAATAAGAACGCAAAGAAAGATCGGCGAATTATTACAGAAAAATGAAGTGAATAAAAATGTTGGTAACAGATATTTAGATGGTAAAGGTATTCAACCATCTAACACCTTATCTCATTATGAGATTACAAAAAACGAATCATCAGTTTTTCAAAAAATAGCTTCGTTACCTGAAGATATTTTTGAACAACAATTAACCGAAGCAAAACAGGATGAGTTAACTACATCCCGCATTTTAAATGTTGCTAAAATTCATGAACAGCAACACAAAAAAGAAAATGCACAATTAACTAAACACGATAATTTTCTGATAGAAAAATTAAAACAGCAAGAAACGGTAATCATTAACATGAAAACTGATCTTGCTGCAATGCATTGGGCAGAACAGAATAATAAATTCATACGTGCAGACAGAAACACTCAGTGGGGCAACCCTTTTATTTTTCCTGATGATGGCACCCGCAATGAAGTATGTGATAATTATGAAAAACATTATTTGCCGCATAAACCTTCACTGTTAAATAACCTGTATCAATTGGAAGGAAAGGCACTCGGTTGCTGGTGCGCTCCACTTCGTTGCCATTGCGATTCATTAATAAAAGCGCTAAACGATGTACGATGCAAATAAAATACTGCCTGATATTAAAAACAATTCCTGAATGGAATAACAAACACCAAGAGTTATATACCTGTTCAATTGGTTTTTCACCTGAGCTGGGATTAATAAGATTATATCCGTTACCAATTACCGGCATTTATAGCGGTTATGCTTATACCTGTGAAGTAAAAAAAAGAAAGGTTGATACCAGGGTGGAATCGTACGAATTAATTGGTGATATGCATCTTATAAATGGATATAACAAAGAAAGCTTAAATAAGGTCTTGTTGAACTATATGACTCCATCTGTTGATTTTTTAAACAAAAAAAATAAAAGTATTGGTGTTTTAAAGATTACTGATTATAAAATTCAGTGGCAACCGGAAAAAAGATTTTTAGATAATGATCAAATAGGAATGTTTGAAGATGTTGAACTGGATGACTTTATGAATTTCACTAAAGATGGGCACTCTAAATCCGCCGTAATAACATTTAAGGATGCTGACGGTTTACACCGACTACAATATAATGACTGGGGAATTTATGAGTATGGGCGCAAATTCGCACATGATAAAGATGCTTTCAGATTTATTCAGAGTGCAACACATTTGATTGTCGGTAATATGCTTTCTCATCGAACAACATGGATGGCTTTAAAATTAATTCATATCAATACTTTTCAATTAGCACTGATATAAGAAGATTCATGCGAGCCAAAAAAATAGATACCAATCAAAATTTAATAGTTACACAGCTCCGGCGCTGCGGTGTCAGTGTAGCCATTACCAGCATGGTAGGCAAAGGCTTCCCGGATCTCATTATAGGCCGGGCCGGGCAAAACTTTTTAATTGAACTAAAAGACGGCAATAAATCAAAAAGCCGGAAAAAATTAACCGCTGCTGAAAAAGAATTCTTTACCACATGGAACGGCCAGGTTAATACCGCAGAGAATTTTGATGAAATAAAAAATATTATTGGGCTATGATATAAGAAATTAAAAATTAATAACTAAAATGCCAACCTATGCACCAGGCAGTAAAATTAAAACCAGTTGATAAAAGCACTTTATTAACTGTTGTGAAAAACGAAACCACCGAAGAGGAAAAACAATTTATAGATTTACTTTCTACCATGATTGTGGAAGATGTATTTAAAGAATATTATGAGAAAAAAAAGCATAACATACTTGCGCTTCAGCTCGGACGGGCAAAGTAACAGTTCGATTGAACGGCAGGAGATAATTACGGAAAACTGGCGCACGAATAACAACGTCGATGATGTTTGCATACCGTTTAAAGATTTAGGACAAAGCGCCCGAAATTTTGACCGCCCGGATGTGGAAGAGCTTTTTAAATTTATTAAGTCAAATCGCGGAATTGATTATTTAATTGTTTCTGACCTCACCCGCTTCTCCCGCGAATTGGGCGAAGCTGTGACGATGGTAAAGTACATTCAGGATAATTATAAAATAAAAATTGTAAGCGCCGGACGCAATGCCATTTATGATGTGAATGATCACGCTTCTTATTTTATGTTATCGCTGGAATTTTTAATGGGTAACACGGAAAACATAAAACGCATTAATGACATAAACGGCGGCATCTATGCCGCTAAGAAAAGAGAAGGCCGCTTTCTCGCTAAGGCTCCGTTAGGCTATAAAAATGTAAAACTTGAAAACGGAAAGCCTGGCATTGCGCCCGATGAAAATAAAGTTCATATAATTCATTATATTTTTAATTCCTTTATTAAAGGAATGCCTCAGGAAGAAATTAAACGCACCGCTGTTAAAATGGGCTTTAACTTAAAAGCAAAGGCCGCCATTGCGCGCATACTCACCAATAAAGTATATATCGGCCTGCTTCACGTAAAAGCTTTTAAAGACTTCCCGGAAGAATGGGTGCAAGGCGTTCACGAACCTTTAATCAATACCACAACCTTTGAAGCCGCGCAAATTCTTTTAAGAAAAAGAAATCCGGTAAAAACAATTGACGATGAACTTCCTTTACGTGGCGTTTTAAAATGTTGGTGCAATAGACCACTGACCGGGTCACCTTCTTTTAATAAATTAAAAAAGCCTTACAATTACTATAAATGTCAAACGAGCAGCCATAATAATATTTCAGCGATAAAGGCGCATGCGCAGTTATCTGAGGTATGGAAATATCTAAGCCTGCCGGAACGCATGATAAATTCTGTTCACGAACAAAGCGCAAATAAATTTAAGCAGCAATTAAAAGAAAATAATAAACTTTTAAATCTTAAACAATCTGCTTTAAAAGATGTTATTAAACAGGTCGAAAGCATGGAAGAAAAGTATATAAGAAATGAAATTGCTTTTGATACTTACCAGCGCTGGCACACAAAATTCAATGATCAGCGTAGCCAGATAAAACAGGAAATGGAGTTTTTACAGAAAGACGAAAACGGAATTTATTCTTTATTAGAAACACAAATTGAAAAGCTATCCGATTTAAATTATAGATATGAAAAAACATCCACCATTAATAAACAACAGCTCATAAAGCTGGTGTTCGATAGCCAATTGTACTACCAGCAAGGCATTTATCGAACACCTTATATCATTTCTTTTCTTTCTCATAACCATTTGATTTTAAGAGAGAAACAACTTTTACTAATAGATGAAAAGGCATTAAAAATGAAAAAGGTTCCATCAGGTAGACCCGATGTAACTTCTATCGAACCCCTTATTCATCTATTGGAATTTATCAGAAGCATGAGTGCTTAAGCTAACCTATTCTGAAAATCACATAGATGTCTAAAGACCCCGCAATAAACTGGTATTTCGATAACTGGACGGGCGGCACATTTGGAATGAGCCGCTTTCATAAGGGTTGTTATATGGATTTGCTTTCAGCGCAGTACCATATCGGACCCCTTTCGCTTGAACAAATTAAGAATATTCTCGGCAATGATTTTCCTGCCTGGCAAATTTTAAAAGAAAAATTTGTGCAGGACGAGAATAAAAATTTTTTAAACGAAAGACTGGCAGCCGAAGTAAGGAAGCGTAAAGAGAATTCATTAAAACAATCTGAAAGAGCTAAAAAACGATGGGAGGAAAATAATGGCATATGCCGTGGCATATACAACGGCATTGCCACGGCAATGCCTTTTAATGAAATTGGAATTGGAACTCTTTCTTTAGGAAAGTCTGAAAACCTTTTCTTTCAGTTGACCGATTTTGAAACGAATGAAGCGGGCGAATATATTCACCTCGTCCGGCAAAAAGAACTCACACCTTCAGAAATTAAAAACTTCTTTTCTGCCTTTAAAATCCAGTATTCCGGCGGCAGTTATTTCAGCCGGGATAAGGTAACACAGCACTTTAAAGACTGGCTTAAAAAGCAAGATTTAAACAAGCCTGTAAAAGCCGCTGAAACATTCGAAAGAAGAAAATTTTAAACCATGAAAGCCACTGTTAAAGTTGAAGCACTGAGCAGGTACACACACTTTGATCCTGATATTGAAGCCGCTATTTTAGGCGCAATTCTTATCGAAAAAAATTGCCTGGTCAACATCATGCCTTTGCTTATGCAAGATTTATTTTACTATCCTGAAAATAAATTCATTTACCGGGTAACTGTTTGGATGTGGAAAAAAGGTTATGCCATTGACATTTTAACCGTCACAAATTTCATTTATCAAAAAGGCATTGAGAAATGGGAAAAGATTTCAACCGATAATCTTCCGTATTACATCACCGGCCTAACGAATGCTGTATCATCATCGGCCAATATCGAAACGCATTGTTTGCTCCTGCGTGAAATGCACATAAAGCGCCTTTTGTATGAAGCGAAATACAGCGATGAATTTTCTATTGATGCAGCCTTAGAGACAAAAAAGAAAATTGAAGAAGCTTTCAATATCGCTTCCGCTGATAGCTGGTTTAATTTGGAAGAAACTATAAACAAAAAACTTGCAAAGCGCATGGAAAATCCCGGTTTTTATAACATCGTTGAAACATCTTTTAAAAAACTTAATGATCGTTCACCTGTTGAAATCGGCGATTACATCATTTTGGGTGCCCGGCCATCAATGGGAAAAACAGCCCTGGCAATGCAAATGGCTTGCAATATAGCTTCAAAAGGTAACAGTGTAGGTATTATATCACTGGAAACAAAAGGCGAGAAATTAGCCGCCAGAATGCTTTCCGGAAACACCGGCATAGAGTTTTGGAAAATATGGAAAAACAGGTTAAGCGAAAACGAAACGGAAAAATTCTATACAAAAGCCTCTGAGCTGTCACAGCTTCCGATATTCATTTACGATAAACCAACAATTGACCATACCGGGATAAGAATAGCAGCAACCAATCTCAGGCGCAAAACAAAAGGCAATCTTATAATTTTCATTGATTACATACAGCTTATTGCACCGGAAGAAAACACCAGCCTTGACAGGCGGCTTCAGATAAACGAGATCAGCCGCACAATAAAACTTCTTTGCATGGAATTAGAGAACACTTCTGTAATTGCTTTAGCACAGTTAACCAGGGATGCAGGTAAAGAGCCGCCCCGCATGCATCATTTAAAAGAATCAGGTGCACTTGAACAGGATGCAGACAAGATATGGTTATTGCACCGGGATAGAGATAAAGAAGAAAAGACACAAGGCAGAGAATTTGACGCATCGCTATTTATCGAAAAGAATAAAGAAGGCTGGACGGGCTCAATTGATTTGCTCTTTCAGGCGGAACAAATGACATTCAAAGAAAAAAGTAATGAAATAAAGCTTCCTGCTAATGTCAGCAATGTTGTTAACTACTATGAGAAAAAAGACGACGATGCACCCTTTTAATTCACAATTTAAAACCTAAAAATCATGAGTGTAGATCAGGTAAAGCAATTCACAGACGGATTGCAAATATTAACCGAAGATTTTAAGACAGACTCCAAAGAATTAACCGATACTTATGCAACAGAGGTAAAAGAATCAGCGGCGAAATTTGAAGAAATCTATCCGCAGTTAAAAGACAGCGCACAGCAATTTGAATCAGCAAGCCATGACTATGCGCAAAGCATGATTGCCAGGGCTGATGAATATGTGGCCGCCGTGGATGAATTATATCAGGAAGTTTACGGAAGTAATAAAAAGTAAGCTATGCAAACACTCGATGTTTCTATCAAAGAAGGAAATAAACTTATTGCTGAATTTATGATGGGTCTATCAGATTCAAGTATTAGTTTTTTCCCACCAGATAGATTAAAATATCATTCCTCATGGGATTGGCTTATGCCTGTTGTTGAAAAGATTACGCAAATTGAAGATGGTAAATTTAATGTTACTATCTTATCTCATGGAGATTGGGCTTGTTATATCGAAAGAGATGATGTTTTTGAAAAAGCAATTGCAGACTTTGGCGGCTTTGAGCCAATGATATTAAACGTATGGAAAGCCATAGTTAAATTTATTAAATGGTATAATAAAGCTAAGCTATGTCAACGCTAATTACAATTGTGGTTATCCTGATTATTTTAGGCCTCGTCTGGTATCTTGTTAAGCTGTTGCCGATACCGGAACCGTTTAAGAATATCATTTATATTCTTATCCTGCTTATTGCCATACTTTATTTTCTGCACTTTCTGGGCGTCATAACGATGTAACTGCATTCCGAAAAACCAAAAGAGGCCGGCATAAACATGCAGCCTCTTAAATTCCCAACAATAGATATTTACCTTTTTAAAAACAAATAAGCAATTATAATGAATACAGCCCCAACAGCATACCAAAACCCCTGCCGCGCGTAAAACCATTGGCGCGACCTTGAAACGCTAACCTGTGCCACGTAGTAACGCACCGTATCTGTTTTACCGTTAATTGTATCTCTCGTTACTTTAATATTCAAAGAATCCCGTTTTATATACGTAGAATCATATAATTTATAAAGCTTTCGCTGCCCTGCACATGAAACTAAAATTATGATCAGCAAAAGGGCGCCGCTTTTCATTCATGTAATACTCTTTAATAAATTATTCGCTTCATTTATCCGCACAAATGAACGGTGTATCACTTCAAAATATCTTCTTTCAACATCTTTTACTATCGGCTTACACACACATAAAGGAATTGGGGGCCACACACCGGCAACGCATGTAATTACATGGCTTTCATTCAGCGGATATTTATGATAAACCTTTTTCATTTGTGATTAAATGACTCGAGCAAATTATGCTTTAACAGTATAGTCATTGAAGTAGATTCGGTAATGAATTTTTTTAGCATTTGTTCATCTGAATTATCAAGTGTTATCACTTCACCCTTATACAGTGCAAGCGCCCAGTCATACATTTTAATGACATCGCCGCCCGTCCCGCTTACCAGGATATTGGCAAAGACTTTTCCCGCAATAGCAGTACTGTTATTCTGGTCAAGCATTGGCTCGCCGTCCAATCCCTTAATAGGAAAATTTAAGTTTAATTCCATTGTTTACTTATTTTTTAGTTTACTATGCTAACATCGCCCATCCTGTACTTTTATTTACATAAACACCCTCTGTCGCGTCCGTTTGATATACCATAAGACCAACCGCCGGGCTTGCAATAGCAGTTCGTTGCGCTGAAGTCATACGCGGCGGCAGAAAACCGCGCAATATACTGTTGATTGCGAAAATCGCAGAAGGAATAGAGGTATATGTACCGCCCTTCTGCACCTGTATTTCGGTCGTCAACCCGAAAACTTTCATGGCAACTGTTTCTGCATTTTCCGTATTATTAGATGCACCGCCCGGAAGTGTCACCGCCAGATCCACGTCGCCGCCCTGCGCCGTACCGGTTGACATGCCGCCACAAAGTCTTATATGTCCGCCCCGCACGTTGGTAAGTGTCGGCGTTGCATTGGCATCACGCCCTGAAATTCCCCACAGGCGCGAAACAATAGTGCCCGCATTTAAGGCCGCCGATTGGTCAACAATTTCGCCGCTTGTTGGCATAGCGGGGTTATTCCATGCCGCCGCTACGGCTCCAAAATAAAAATCCCTGTTATTCGCGCTATTCCCGCAATAGAACAACGTACTGCCACCTTTATCCATATAACCGCCGCGCCCCATTACCATACCATGCGCCTGGTTAACATAACTTCCATATCCTATTGCATTGGTAGAAACGGCAAGCGCCTGTGCATAACTACCTATTGCAGTGGCGCGCCATGAACCTGAAAAGGTGTTTCTTCCAATAGCCACGCCGCCATCGCCGGCGCTTCCATAAGTGGCGTCAAGATATGCTTTTGCCGCCGTCCCGATAACTACGGTATTGCTTTGCGTGTCAAGTGTCGAAGCGTTTGCACCTATTACCACAGCACCTTGTAATCCATTTGCCGTCGTAATGCCCGAACCGATCAAAACGGGGTTGAGGCCGTCTTTGCCGTCGTTACTGCGGCCAATAATAACTGCAGCAGCATTTGCCGCGCCAGTATGCACAACACCCTTGCCAATATAAACACCCTGGTTTGCTGAAGTGCTTGCAGGGCTGACGCATGTCACATTTACATCGCGGCCTATATAAACACCGCCTTCGCCATTGGCAGAGATATAAGAAACAGGTGAAAGAATAACGCAATTACCCACCGTTGTCTTTACATTGGTTGCCCCGGAAGTAACGACAATGCAATTAGCCACTGTTGCAGCGAGCGCGAAATTATCATTTCCTATCACTGTAGCACCCTGCCCGGCATTACAGGCCGAACCCACGGCAGTACTGTTAACATTGCCACCGCTTGCATTCTGTCCTATAATAGTGTTTTTGGTGCTGTTCATCGTCGTCCCCGTACCTGACCGCATGGACGTACCCGCTTCTGCATAGTTGCTACCGGCAAGTATACCTATAGTCGTAAAATTGCCCATATCGGTAAGCGTCGCAACGGTTGCAAATGCTGCACCGTCTAAAGCCACCTGCCAGAAAAGGTTTGCACCAAAGCCAGCCCCTGAGATGGGCTGTAGTTCGTTGACAAATTCAACAACTTTTGAACCGGCAGGGGCCGCAGTCCTGTAACCAGCTCCTTTAAAATGTATGCGCGGCGCATATTGGGATGAAGTTCCATTTAAAGCCGTACCCGTATTATTTAATATAAGCCCGTCCTGTGAGGTATTAACCGGCCCCGCAAACTGCACCATCTGTGCACCTGTAAACGTATTTGCACCCGTACCAGCACCGCCCGTCGTATTCCATTGTGCTATTTGTGCATCCGTAACAAAACGGTTATTGGTATCGGTAAGAATTGTTGCCGGTGCCTGGGTGCCTGTATGGTTTACGCGGCTTAAATAAAACGCTGGCAACTGCGCATTTAATTTCGCTACCGTCGGGTTAGGATATGTTCCGGAAAGGTCACCGCCTGCAGGGCCTGCCCCGAAATATGTTTTCGCATTGGCAGACGTTATTTTACTAATCTCGCCCGTGGTGGCATCAACGGAGTTTAAAAAATTGGCATCAACTAAAGTTGTTACCGTGGCTATACTTGCATCATTTAATAATTTCGCTGCCATATAATAATTTTATTTCGTAAATAAAAAAGCTCCATCATTATCTTTTATTAAGTTACTGTCGTTATCAATAATATAATTATCTTTCTGTTGAGGTACGGGCCAGTATATCGGCGGCCCGAAGTCACCCGTGGGCTCCGGCTTCAACTGAAATGAATAATTATATATGCTGGTTACAATACGCGTACGTGGCGGGCCTGCTGCTGTGTCGTTAGTAACAATGCCTGTCGTTAATTCCGTTTGCTTTATCGTATAAGCCGTAGCGCCCTGTGTGGTATCAAAATCAAAAGTTAGCGTTGTTTGCCCTGCCGCCGGTGTATTAGCCTGCACATTAGTGATTACAAAATTTACTGAACTGGTAAGCTGCCCCGTTCCTTCACCTGTTATGTTGATTGATGATGTGCTGTTTATGGCTCCGTTAGTTGAGATATTTGTTATAAGCGCCTCCCCGTTCATCATCGTAAATGTGCCATCGTCAGCGGTAACAACAAATTCAATAAATATGGGATTCTTAGTAAACCATTGCCTGTAAATTTCATTGGCGGTAATATTTCCGGGTGAGACCGTTAAGCCTGAATTCAAACTAATAACACCTTCTAAAGTAAAATTCCAGTCCAGAGCCGTTATCTCTTTCTCTTTCCAGTCACCACTTCCCACCGTGCTTTTGCCTGTCGTATCTGATAACAGGTTTACCGTGGTAGAACGCGCACAGCCAAACGGTAGATAAACGCTACCGTTATAAAATGAAATCATCACATTATTGCCGAAAACTAAACTCATTAATCCGTTTTATATAAATAATTAAAAGTATAGATGTCCGCAAAGTCATCTTCCACATCTTTAAATATCTCAATCATTTTACCCTGGAAACTGCAATCCATATAATCAATAGTCAACCCCGTTGCACAAAAGCTTTTACCGCTAAAAAAAGCAAAGCGGAAAAGCGAAAGCATACTTATAAATTTATCCGTGTCATACCTTATTGTCCTGTAACTGCCTTCCACAATAAGCCGGGCAGTATATCTCATTTCAAGGCGTTCCTGCGTTATTATATTACCCAGCTTTAAACTTTCTGTAAGGCCTGTGCGATGCCAGAATAATGTCCTCGTAAAATCTATGCTTCCTATTCCCGTGGCTTCGCCCGTTGTGGTATCGGTATGATCAAAATTTGTTAAGGCATTGGTGAATAAGGTGCCCGCAATGGTATTACGCGGGCTGTCGTCAATGGTAAGATCATTTAAACTCGTTGCCTTTATCAGGCTGTTGCCGTCGTCCTCATGCGTCTGCCCTATTATTTGCGTTGATTTATTAATGTATTGCGTTATATCCAATTTAATATCCTTCCACACCGTTTGTTGCCTGTTTGATGTGTTGGTGCCATTTGTGCCATAAACCTGGATCATTAATATGCCATCCGCCGGAAATCTTAAAAGCGGCTGCTGATCCGTTACGGCTGCAATGGTATTAAAATCATAAGTTGTCCATTCTGTTTTTGTTGAGCCCGCAGCAATCTCAAAATAAGGCCCGAAACCCACATCCCAGGTATTTGTATTATTTGGGCCGTTCCACTTTGGATTACCTGCACCGCCGCCAATAGGATCAACAAGTATATAAAAATTACCATCAGTAGTAATTAATTCAAAGCGAATAAAAAAACGCAACGTGTTAGAATCAGCAGCCAACATTTTAAACTGTAGAGTAAAATTCATCGAATCATCTTTCGTCACATCTATTGGGTTAAAAAAGACGTTGCACTGTTCATTAGCATGTCCGGGTGTTACTATATAGCGATCCGTTTCACGCTTTTGTGAAATGCTGGTTTCCGTTTGCAGGTATGAGTCATCGCCGTGCCGCTGTTGCCATGCAGGAAAATAAGTTGCTAAATCATATTTATCATATCTAATATCCCCGCTTGTTGTGGTATTGTAAGGCGTTGCACCTTTAGGCAATTGCAAATCAACCTGCACTATAAAAGATGCGGGCTGATCATAATTAAACGTATTTAAAACATATTTCAAAGGCCGCTGCATGCTTTTATTTTGATCTTCCTTCACAGGATAAGCATCCGCGCCAAACCTATCTATATTTACAAGCGGCGCCAGCGTAACCGCATTTGTTGCAGGTGTGCTTACATATTCCGTCCCTAATATTTCGCCGTCCGTAAACAGCCTGTATTCCGGTGTCCTCATTACAGTCCAGCACCCTTCCGCCTGCAGCAAACAGGCATTGAGATCAGTTAATATCTTTTCAAGGATAGAATAACAGTCAAGCCAGGTATTATCCGTATTCTGAAATGTGTTAGCATTCAAAACAGTGCTTTCGAAAGGATCATTTAATATGTTGGCGCCGCGGTTTCCTACAGAAGTCTCAAACAGGTTATCATAAATACGTAAGGGTAAATTTTGATCTATCGTTGTATCGGGCGAAAATAAACCCGTTGCCTTCAGCGAATACGCTACAAAATAATATAGTGATAACTTGCTGTTATAATGCAACACTGTGGAATCTATTTCATTCCACTTTACATTTTTCAGCAATGCAATATTATCAGTAGCCTTTAAAGTGATGATGTGTTTACGATCTGTCACCGGCTCGCTAACACCGTCCTCAATTAAATAACCTGAGTGCAAAAGTTTTGCGGTGCCGGTGCCATCAGCCAGGCTTTCAAAATAATGATCCACGCGAAACTCTTCATCATCATCACTGTAAAAATCTTCAATGGATATACTGCCATCTGTTAAAAAAGAAAGCGTTAATTCTATTGATTTTATAGGGCTTAAAATTTCCTGATCCTGCCAGGTAACAGTAAAAGGTGTTGGCGCACCCGTTAATTGCAATACGGAACCGGAAAAACCTTTCTGCCATATTTGACACTTATAGATGTCATTTTGTACGCGGTTTTTAAAACGCATTGTATATTTTAAGCCGTACATTCCAAATATTTAAAATAATAACCTTTATGATGTGTTTGTTTACCTTTACAAACTGCGTGAATATTTTTGTAACATAAATTAAGTTCTCTTCCAGCTTCATGAAATCCATAATAAACTGTTCCATTATTTATGCATAAAATTCTTTTAGCATTTGGATGCAGTTCGCCAAACAACCCACAGCGATGAGTTGGCCCTTTTCTGGCAAGTATGTTATATGCGTGCAATAGATTTTCGCCATATGTACACCATTCAAGATTTGAAACATTATTATTAGATGGATTGCCATCAATGTGATTTACGCATGGTTTATTAAGTGAATTGGATAAAAATGCTTTTGCTACCAAACGATGAATACCAACAAAGGGGTAGTTTTTAGAATTATTTTGAAGTATTACTCTCAAATATCCTCTATCATTCGTTGGTTTTAAAATTCGTTCTTTCTTTAAATATCTCCAATTAGGATTAGATAATGATTTTATTATTCTTGCTACGCTTTTTACGTTGCCTAAATTGCTGACTTGATACAATCCTTCATAGTTTTTTATATCTCTCCATTCTTCCATATTCAATATTTAAAAAGTATTATAAGCGGTTTGATCCGCTCTTTGTAACATGCCCCGCAGATTTTGGCCGCTGATAGTAAATATTACTTCTCCATTCATTGCGTTCCTTGCAGCACTTTCATAGCCCAAAGGTGTTACCCGCTCTGGCCCGCTTTCGCCAATCAGCGCAAGTGTCGGCTTTGTAACGATGCCGCCCACTGCCATGCCGGGAACCTTCCAGCCGCCGAGCCCCGTAAGGCCTGAAAAAATGCCTTTTATGGAGCCTATGCTGAAGGCCGCACCGCCCGGCAAAAGGCTGAAAATAGCAGCAAGTGCTATCGCCTCAATAACGGCTTTCACCATGTTTAAAAGCATCTGTTCAATGGACTTCTCCAGAGCCTTAAAAGCATTCTGCCCCCCTTCTATCGCGTTGAACATAGCGTCAAATGCCGGCGTGACGAAATTACCCGCGATGTTCCCGAGTTCTTTTAATTTGTCCTGCATGATTTCGTAGTTCGCTATCACTTTGCTATAATCCGGTGAGGGAACGACTATTTCGGGCTTCTGGCCTAAATATCTTTTCGTTTCGGCCATAGCATTCTGTATCGGAACAATAACAGCCGTACTGAAGTCATGCTTCATATGTTCCGTATTGATATTGTAGAAGTCAGATAGCTTAACTTCTTTAGATTTCTTTGCAGCATCACCAAAAGCGCCGCCTAATGCTTTCACTTTGGCAATAAGATCATCAATATCTTTTATTGTTTCCGGCGTTTGTGGTAAAGCCAATAATTCATCTATAGCTTTTTTATAATCATTAATTTTTTCAGTATTGAAATTGCCACCTGTAACCGTTGATTTTTGGTTAAGCGAAGTAATTTCATTATTCAGCTTTGCCATTACCTCGGCGGCTTTATCTATGTCATCAGCGAGTTTGCCGAATTTATTCGCATCAGCGAAAAAGCCAGCCTGTTCGAGTTGCAATTCAAAATATTGATCTTCTAACGTATTTACAGCAGCCCTTGCACGGTTAAGCGTATTAGTGTAAGCAACAATTCCCTGACCAATTCCGGGCGTGTTGATAGCTCTGTTATAGGCATTTTGTGCATCGCTAAGATTTTGTAATGCAGTTTTTCTTTTTAAATCAAGATCATATAATCTTGCGCCTGCTTCCGCCGCCTTACTTGTCGCAGCCTGAGCGTAAGCATTATTTATTAAAGCCTGCGTTGTTTGATCAATAGCATTCTTTATGTCACCATATAAAATCTGTTCTTTGCTTAATGCGGCAAAATATCCTGACTGCTCCTGCAGTTTCCCCGCCGCTGCAAGGCGTTCATTTAAAGAGCGGGTACTGTCTTGTACCTGAACAGTAAGCTCAGTGAATTTAGCTATCTCTTTTTCTGCACTTTTGACAGCACTTTCGCCAATATTATCTAATGATTTTTGATACTCTTCATTTGCCTTCTTTGCTTCTTTTGCCGCCTCGCTTTGTTGAAAAAAATATTTTACCAGCTCCCTTATTCCGTCTGCAATAGCTGTTATTACAAGCATCTCAACGAAAACCCTGCCGAGCGTGGCCACAGCTTCGCCAACGCCCGCTAATACTGCTGTCATTATTTCCATTACGCCGGTAAGACTCTCAAAGCCCGCTGCCATTTCTTCTGTGGCTACTACCGCCGTCTCGCCGGTTTTAGTAACAGTATAGCCAAGCCTTTCAAGCTCTGCAATAGCTTCGGTTACATTGGCCCCTATTACTATATCCATTTCGGCTACGGTCATTGCTTAGGCTTTAAATATTTCATGTGTCTTGTTTTTATAGCTTCAATTTCTTCCTCTGTCAATGGCTCAAATTCCGGTACATTCACCGTTTCCCATCCAAACCGCCAGCGGCTTCTAAATAATTCATAGCCGCCGCCTTTATCCATATAGGGCGAAACCAAAATAAAAGTCTGCTGCCTCATCAATTCCTGTAGCCCACGTTTTTTATTCTCATATCCTTCACAGAGCGCATTAAAATCTTTCGGGCTTAAATCGTAATAGTCGGCAGGCCGGATCCCGATTTCTCCGAAAGCGTACCGTTTAACGGCTTCCCAGTCTGTCCATTCATGCTCTCCATTTCCTTTTTTTTTGTCGCCTCTACCGTAAACTTGTACACCGTACTTTGCTGGTATGCCTCTAATATCTTTCCAACGGTTTCAGCATCGTTATTCAATAACATCTCTTCGCTCCAGTCAAAACAATCTTCATAGGTGCAATCCATCGGCTCATCCGTAAGCTCGCTGTTTGCCTTAATAGCGGCGTATATCATGCATGCCGTATTACTAACATTACCCTGGTTCTCTTTACGCTTCTTTTCAAATTCCTCCAAAAAAAGCATATTGAATTTAAGCGTCCGCTCCTTGCCGCCCAACTCAATTTTCAATTTATTCATAGTATTTTCTTTACTCCCCTTTAGGGGTTGGGGGCTTACTATGTTACGTTTGCAAGCGGCGCCTGGTTGCATGTTATTGTTATATCCATAGCTCCGATATTATCTTTCGTGTCGGCCTTTGTCATTTTGGAAATAAACCCTATTCCCGTTTCAACAATATCACCCGCAACTGGTGCTGCCGGGCCTATGGTATAATCTAAAATTGCGCTCGCCATAAAAGCATCATGCAGGAACTTTTCTGAGTAATGCGACGTAGCCGGGTTCCAGGCTCTCTGCAGCGCCATATCAACGCTGAAATCCTGTGTGCCGGGGCTTTTGCTCGCCGGATTGCAAATGCTGGATGAGTCAATAATATTCAGCGTATAATTACGCGTTATTGAAACAATACAATAAACCTGTTTCTGGCTTTGCCCGTCAAGGCCGATCATGATAAACTGACTCGCCGCCGGAACTAATTTCTCTGTAGCCATTTTACTTTAATTTATTATGTTTAGAATATGAGAAAAAATTATTGTCCTGTTTATAAATATGCTTCCGCTGTCAAGGCTCACCGTTAGCTCATTATCACTCTCCAGTTGTACGCTGCAAACCTGGTAACCCGGAAGCTCAGGGTAGCTCTGCGGCGTAGGATATAAGCTATAAATCGCGTCCGCAATAGTGTCCACCGTCTGCCCGCCGTTTTCTGTTACCGCCCCCGTGTAAATACCTATTGTAACGAAAGCTTTTATATTATTTTTACTTATCACACTCTCATCTGTCTGTTGAACGTTGCTTATCAAAACATATTCATTTGTCTCCAGTTGGTTAGGTACATAGTTCTTAAACACTGCAACATTTGGCAACACGCTTTTTAAAGCCGTGAAATATTCTGTTTTTAATATGCCGCTGGCTGAATACATTATTTAAGTTTCTTTAATAGCGTTTCCATATCCTGTTTTAATTTCGCCTGCCGGTTAAAATATGCAGGTAATAAAAACGGATGCGCATGCGTTCCCATCATAACAATTTTCTTTGCTATAAAATATTGTTTCTGTTTGTCTTTAATTCCGTGCCTCGCAAACCAATCCATTAAAATAAAAAGCATCCCTTTTACGCTTCTCTTGCCCTCACTACTTTTAAAGGTTGCCGCGAAAGCTTGGAATTCCGCCGGCAATGCTGCCACATAATCAGCCGCATATTTACCCGTGCCAAATTCCACATAAGCAGAATAAGGAGCCTGTGAGGTAATTGTTACTTGTAATGGCTTGCTATCGGTATAACTTATTCCCTGCCGCAAAGGGCCCCTGTCTGCCGGTGCATTCCTTTTAGCTTCCGTTACTATCGCTTCTGCACTCGCATTAAGCACATCACTCACCCTGCCCGGAATTTGTTCAGCTAACTTCTGTAGCTGTTCCCTGCCCACTTTTAACCCGCTCGCATCGATATATAAACCTGTTGCCATAATTTTAGTTTGATGTATAGCAAGTCACCGTTTCCACCATTCTCTTTCCCTCATTATCCAGTCTCACATTATACACTTTCAATGTTTTATTATTATAGGTGATAATATAATTTGCCTTTGTCGGCCGCTGCGTATCATACCACATCTGAAGGCGAAAGCTCTCGTTAAAATTTGTCATACCCTGGCTTATCAAAAGGTTCCCGCTGTCTTGTTCAACCTTAGCCCATCTCTGCCATGCTACAGAAGGCGTTATTATTATATCACCCGTCCCGGCATCCTGCGAAACCGCAACACTTTGCACATCTACCAAACAATTCATTTCGCCTATCATACAACCGCTCTAAAGGGTGAAAGAATTGCTTTTGCGTCCGGTGCAATATTCGTTAGTTCCTCATCACCGCGATGTAAATACATCCAACTTAACTGCATCTGCAAAGCCGTTTGAAATTGCTGCGGTAAAACAGAATATCCCGCCGTGTAACTGATCTGTACATAACTGCTTATTGGGCTGCATAAGCGCTTATCAAAAACACCCGTCACCACAAAATCTGTTATGCTGTTGCCGTCCACATCAGCCGCGCCAGTTACATTACCCACCGGGCCGTAAGGCAGCTTAACATTTCCTAAATCATTTCTCAATACTGCCGTCACCGTTCTCTCTACAAAACTTTTTGCCGTATAGCTTTCGCATACCTGCCTTGCTGCTGTTATCAGCGCCGTTATCAAATCATCTTCATCAGTAAATGTTACTTTAAGCCATGCCTTTGCTTGGGTCAGCATTACAGGTTCCGTTACCAGTACCTCACTTCCGCCCGCGATAAATGTCATAGTAACCTTTTCATTTGGCTGCAGTGACGGAAAAGGTGCCGGTGGAAATATTATCGTTCCGGTCACAGCGTCAAATTGAAACTCTTTATCGTTTCCCGTGAAACTGCTTTGTGTTTCATAATAGTTCAGACCGTCTCTAAAAAGCAGTACTATATCAGCACCTAAAAGCCTGTTATCTATTAAAGAATATTCACCGCCTGCAGCGCTCAATGTCAATACGCTCTCGCCGCCGCCCGGCGTTGATACCGGCATCTGATCAGAGAATAAAACATCAATTACCGCATTACGCGGCGTTGCCTGTATATAAGCATTCTGATAATAATCGCTGTTTTTTCTATAGTCAAACATATTTTATGTTTTGGGTTTTGGGTTTAGTGTTTCGGGTTTAACTCTAAACTTCAAACTTTAAACTCCAAACTTTCAAAAAGGGCGGGGCTTTCACCGCCCATGCTTTTACTTTAATTACCTGGCTTCTTTATAATCTTTTTATTACAATCAATTCTTTATAAAAATGTATCCATTCTACCATCCACGAATATTGATTTTGATGCTCCATTTTTAAATGTTCGCCGTTCAATTGATGTGTGAGCCGCGTAAAAAATTCCATCGTTGTGTCCTTATCGCCCGGCTTCTCGCTGCCTTCATAAAGCTTATCATCAAAATAACTTGTTTGCACATCCTCAACAAAATACAGGTCACCACCTTTCAACAGCGGAAAAATGATATTAAAGCTCTCAATGGTCAGCCTGTTATTATGGCTGGCATCATCTATCACTATTCTTTTATCCGCATCAGCACAGCGGCTTAAAATAACTTTTAAAAGGTGTTTATCTGTCTGCGATCCCTGCCAGAATTCCGTTCTATCATTTATAATATCTTTCTTCTCATAAAGATCAATGCCTATGATCTTTGCATTTGGCAGATAATCAAACCACATCCGTAAGCTTTCGCCGCCCCTGTCAATATATTCATAACCTCCAACACCCAGCTCAATAATTGCAAGCTTTAAATGCCTTAAATCTTTCAAATAACTTTCATAGATGTCGCAGTAATTATGATATTCACTGCTCTTATCCGTACCATGCTTTAAACCAAGTATATCCAGCTCATGCATATCAGCACATTTACAGCAGAATGACAGCACCTATAATAAGAGGATATCCTGTGCTTTCCGTGTCTCGTTTCTTTATAACTTTCATAATTTCAAATTGTTAAGTGTATCGTTTTCTTCAGGTTAACAATTCATTAACTGGTGCATAATTGCGCCGCTAATTACACCACGGCCATCCCTTTATCATCTCCTCCATCTGCTCCTTATTCCTTGTCACCACCTTCAGAAACTCCCGTTCATTATTCTTAAAATGCGGATTCTTACCGCTGCTGTTCTCACCTACAAAATGGTCTATATGATAAATAGGCCCCTGTACACGTTCCACATGGAGCCCTAAAATATTATAGCGGTTAAACCGTTCACTATCTTCCGGGCCCCAGCTAATAAAGTTTTCGTTTTCCATGCCTGCCCGCATAAAGCTTTTCTTATTCATCACCACGGCATGACCTACAGAAGATTGTTTTTCATAGCAGTACTTTTCAGCTATATAATGCACATCCAAAGTTTCAGCAACATATTGCAGGCAGAATCGGGGTGTACGCTGTACGGTGCCATCGAAAGGGTAACATATATCAGCGCCATCCCTTATCTTATTTACCGCTTCTGCAATTTGAACGGGAGCGCAAATATTATCACAATCCCAGTTTACAACTATGCGGGAATCAGCGACTTTTATAAGCTCATTAATAATTTTTGTCCGGTGGAAACTGTCATAATTAAACTGTATATAATCAACATAATCAGCCAACTGTTCAAAAGCCTGCCCGCCCTGCTCGCCGATCAATATGTTCGTGTTGAAATAGGTGTTTAAGAATGCAACGGTAAGCATCAGGTTTTGCATCCTGTCCGGGTGGTCATAATATACCGGGATGATAAATGTGGTATCGTACAAGTTAATTTTATATTCATTGCACATTATCCAGCCGTAAGGCCAATAATCTTTTTCGCTGTTCTCCTTTGCCAGCCTGCCCGCAAAATTCTTTTCCGGCCTTATCACACAATTGCTGCGACTTAGGTAAGCGCCCCACCAGCTAAAGGTGGAGTTTGAAATAATATGATTCTCGCACATGCTCATTAAACACAATTGCTCAATATCATTCAGGTCATCAGCAAAATAAACTTTCGGCAATGGCTTAAAATGTGTCTTGCACCATGCAAAGTCATCGCTGAATATTATTACATTATAATCGTCACCAAAAAATTTATAGTAAGCATTTAAATACCAGGTAACCGGTATTTGAAAATAGTTTGAGTTATTCACAAAGTCGCCGCGCCTTATAGATATGGCAACATGATTTTTTGATAATGCCGTTTTATATTTTTCGCTTACATACTTTTTAAAATTGGCCTCAAATTCAAACTGTTTTAAAACGGCCTCTTTACTTGCCCGCCAATATTTTTCCGCCTGAAAGAAGCCGTTTAAATCGTAGCATATCGGAGCCTTTAATTCGTTTATAAGACTTTCATCATAATGAAAAAACCTTTCTTTTATCTTAATGTTTTGCGTTTCGGGTTTTGGGTTTTGAGTTTTGGGTAATGGATTTTTAAAATAGCGTTCATATTGCCATGCAGGAAATGCCGCTTCCGTTCCCAGTGCTTCAGCAATACCAATTACAGAAGCAATCTGAAAGAGCTGGTTTCCCAGCCTGCCAATAGATCCTAAAGAATTAAACGTTATCAATTGTCAATTAATAATTTATAAAATGCATGAATATTTTTACTGGAAACTTGTGAATAAAATATTATCATTTTTGTGTGATTTCTATTCATCCATTAAACTTTAAACTGTTTTCTTTTTACAACTTCTTTTTCTTTCACATCCGCTTTCTTTGGCCGCCCCGCCTTCAGCTTCTTAATCAGCACCTTTTCAATTGTCGCCTCATCCACTGTTTCAAGCGTTGCCACACTCGCATGAATAAGATAAAGCCCAATACCGTCATCAAGCTCCGCCTCATCGCCGGGGTTCCATTCCAAATGCGGTTTTATAAAAGTTATCTTCATATTTAAAGAAGGCCTCCCGATGGTGAAGAGGCCTTACTTGGCAAAAACAAAAAAGCCTTAAATAACTCCCTTTAGGGTGGGGCTTCAGCTCTTAACTATTCGTCAGCACACCCTTTACAATAGCTGAATTATTAAATATTATCAAAGCTGACCTTTCTTCAATCCTGAACATGATCTGGTTTTTCTTCGCCAGTGTTGCATCTTCGAACATCCTTAGTTCCGGCTGCAGCCTGCGAATAAACATCGTTGCCCGGTTATCCAGCACATAGAATGTACCATAAGCGCAAGATGTAGTTCCGGAAACCTTAAGATCACCAATGGTTAAACCGCCATTTGTAAAGGCTACAGAGCCATCAGGCAAATCATATTCACCGCTGCCCGTTGCCTTATTCAAGCCTATCGTTACCACATCACGGGTGTTGATAATAGCATTGGTAGGATAATAAAATTCTGACGTCCCCGCCGGTATCTGACCGTAACCTGCATCCATAATCTTATCTACTGCAGCTTTATAGCCGCCGTTATACGTTACGGCCACATCCTGAAATCCCGGAATAGCACCCACGCCGTTTAATACAAAATCATTTTCTGCCGTTTTTAAGGAAACGAGTAAACGGTTTTGCAGATAAGAAGTCATCCATGTGATGTCGTCTATCATATCCCTTTGCACTACAGCCCAACCAGCTATCCACACAAAAGGAGAAACCGCGCTTGTAAAGTTGAAATCTACCTGCGGCTTGTTTTGTGTCTGATCAGTCCAGGCAGCTGCGCCGCCGTCGATGCCGTTTTCTTTCGGGTAAATAACCTGCGTCCCCTGGCTTGTGCCCTGCGGCAAAAGATCAGCTATCCACTGACGTTCATATGGGATCATTATAACGGGCCCGCGCACATCCTGGTATAAACCTAAACCGCCTGGAAAGTTTACGGCCATACTCATATCACCCACGGCTTTTACTTCTGCCGCTTTGCCTTCATTATTCTTTGGTGCTTCCGGTAAAAGATCAAATCTCAATTCCGGGTTGTTACGCCTGAAATTGCGAATTGAATCGGCATTGCGTTCAATGGTTTCGGCAAGTATCTGGTTAAATGATTTCTTTTCATTGCCTTTTACCCGCCCACGTTTGCCATCGGCAATTTGTTCATCAATCCAAACCTGATTTTTATCGAATGCGGTTTTAATTTCGGTAAGTGAAGTGTTTAGTTTTTCAAGCTCCGTTTTATCAGCCTTATCAGCAACGGCCTTTATTTCACCCTCTATTTTTGCAAGAGAGGTTTTTATTTCTTCTTTGGTGAAAGTTTCCAGCCCCGCCTTTAACTCGGTAAGCTGGGTTTCAAGTGTTTTAGTTTCCACGACTCAACATTTAATAAGTTAAGAAAATTTGTTATGGTCTTAACTTCTTCATCGCTGGCAACCGGCTCAGGGATCAGTTGAGTGACTGCGGTATCAAATTCAGAAATTATCTTTTTATATTCCTGTAAAGAATTTTGAAGTGTTATAATGCTTTCATCACTTGCTTTTGCTTTGTGGCAATAGGTTTCTATCTTCTGTACATAGGTTTTCATTGCCTTCACCTGTTCATCATTCCAGGCAAGTAGTTCTGTTATGTCATTTTCATCAATAAGCTCTAACGATTTATTAAGTGTAATTATTCCGGCTTCAGGATGTGCAGGCGGCACCGTTAATAAAGACGTTTCAATGTGCCTTACCTCAAGCAACTTTCTTACTTTCTGCCCTTTTATATTTATAAAATCTTTTTTCTCTGTTACATAACCAAATGAAGCACCCTTTAAAGCGCCTTCATCAGCCATCTCCAACACATCATTGCCTAATGTCCAGTTTCCAAATTTCACCTCTGTATAAGCGCCGTTATCATCTTCAAAGGTTTTCTTAACCATACCAACGGCTTTGCCTTCAATATGATTTAATAAAAAATCAGGCTTATTCTCATTCCAGCTTTTGGTAAACATGCCTTTGGTGGAAATATCTTTCACCCGGTCAATGGAAGTATAAACAGCGTGTTTAATAACAGCCGTTCTTTTAGTTGTGTCAAGGTCTTTAAACTCTAAAACAATACCGGCAGATTTTTCCATTTGAGTAGTTGGTTTATCAAAACTATCTGAATATGAAATTTTTTTTCACATTTGGTGAATAATGTGACTTTGAATTACTTTGTAATAACGTTATATTTAGGCGATGGAAAAGAAGTATAAAAACTCTACATCCATAAGATTGAATGAAGAAATAAAGCCATGGATTTACCAAAAAATGCAGGACGAAAACAGGTCATTAGGCAACCTCGTAAACACCATTTTAAAGCAGGAAAAGAAGCGCGAAGAAATAACTAAAGGGGAACGGGGGTAAATCATTTTTCTTTTCTTAGCATACACAAGGAAGGCGGGTTTATTACCCGCTTTTTTATTATGCTTATATAAAAAAAAACAAGGATACAAAATAAATTGTATCCTTGCAGTATGCTTTTCAAAGTAAAGTTCCGCAATGGAACCCTTACTGCGAAATTAAAGATTTCCTTTAAGTTAATAAGAAAGATTTTACATCTTTTTTAGTTGCGGAATCAGGGCGGCCTAAGTTGCCGCCCGCTTTGAAAGGCATTTTTTATTGCTCATTAATAAAAAATATGAAACCGGCGCCAGAACAATACAGGCTTAAAAAGCATCCTTTACTTGGCTCTGATAGCAGTTATGGCAACAACGGCTTTTTTGTTATTCCGCATTGGCGAATTAATAATTATGAAATAGCCTGCCAAATAAGCGACGGCATGGGATGGGAGCACGTAAGCGTTACTGTAAGTGAAAAGCGCAAAGAAGCAACGCGCTGCCCCACATGGGCGGAAATGTGTTTTGTAAAAGACCTTTTTTGGAATAAAGATGAATGGGTTATTCAATTTCACCCCGCAACGAGTGAATATGTTTCGCAGCATGAATTTTGTTTGCACCTTTGGAAGCCTGTCGGTATAGAGCTGCCAAAGCCTGAATCAATTATGGTAGGTATTAATGGAATGAAATAACACTTATCACATTATTATCCGGCCGCTTGCATCCAATCTATCCGTTTTCCTCACCGGCAACCCGTCCGCATCCTCCATCACATGCCTTCCAATACAACAGCGGCAGTTGCATATTTCGCGTGCAGGTACAGCACGCCCGTTATCATCTATAGTGTCTCCCGGCCTTTCCATCAAATAACCGCCCACATTAAACCCTTTGCCGTCAGGCGCCAATTTACCGTCAACCTCCGCATGATCAAACCTTGTTCGGTTATCCCTCACGGCAATCCATTCCTTCTCTGTCTGTAGCCCCGTTCTATCGCTCCCCACCTGTTCAGCAGCATTTGCCGCCTTCATCGTTTCGGTGCGGGCAATTAACGAAGCCCGCATTTTCGTTATGTCGGAAGTTGTAAGGTTATTTATAATATCATCTAAGCTTAAGCCCTGGTCAATACCGGCTGCAGTCTGATCTTTTAGAAATTGCCTTGTTGTTTCGGTGATATTGGTAACGGTATTAAACAGATCAACATTAAAAAAATCAGTTATTGCCTGAATAAATTCTTCATTCAATCCTATTGCGCCGTTAGCTTTAATTCTTAGTTGCGGGTTTGAATGTTTTAAACCTGCATCTTTAAGAATAGAATAATAGGTTTTAAAAGCCCATTGTCTGCCCGTTTCTTTATATAAATGCTGTAACGCATTATGCAGGGGCTGTGTAGGTAAATGAACAAGATCACGCGTGGTCGTATAATGAGTTACCTGCGCCTGCAATGCCTTATAAACAGGCGGCGCGTGCTGCGCAACCTTACGTTTTCTAAAGTTGTTATATTGATGCCATAGTTTGTCAGCATTCATTCCAAATAAAAATTAAATGATCCTATCAAGTCTCTCTGCAATAGTCCGCAGCATCTTGTTTATTTTATCAATCGTTATATGATTCACGGCCATACCAAAGGCTATACCTAAAAAGGGTGGATCCGGTGCTTGTGTGTTTGCGTCCTCTTCCCGCTTTTCATCATAGAGTTCCCTTGTTTTGCTATCAATCTTCGCCACTAATTCTGCGGTTAAGGATAATGAGCTTTGCGTAGATTCTACGATGTCATGAAATAATGGCCGCGGTCTTTCGCGTTTATCGTTCACGGGGGTGAGCGCCGGTTGTTCGGAGGGATACAAATTGTTGTTGTTATACATAATTTATAGTTTTACTCATTAATTCCTTCACTTCATCAGGCAGCACAACATTTTTGCCCTCCCTATAATCATTTATCAACAAAATCATTTCCGCCCGCGCCTTCAGCTTGCGTGCCATCTTAAACCCACACCGGTAATCCTCTCGCTTCAAAGGCAGCATTATATTTATGATCTCCGCCACACTCATTGACTTAATGACTCCCTGACTCATTGACTATTTTTTAAGTGCTCCCCGTATAATCCAGCCCCGCCAACGGCACCTCCGGCAATGCCAGATCATCTAATAACTGATAACCCGATTTAACTAACACCTTTTCCCCGTTAGGATCGTCAAGCCTGCCGTAACCCATCGCTTCATACAGATCATTCACGCGGAATGCCGGCGCCGTGGCAAACTTATTCACCACATCAGCCATATTTTCCTGTAGTTCCGGTATGTCACTCACATCATAACCCACAACACTACCAGCGCCAAAATTCTGCACAAGGCCCATATTAAAATCATCGCATAAGCCACTGACAAGCGGCAGCGTGGCATTTGTATATAATTCACGTAACGCAATATCATAGTTATCATATTTGCTGCCCTCATCGTTATTAAACAGCTTATCACTTACGCCGTAGATATTACAGAGCCTTTTAAAAGAAAGCTTCTTTTGATCCAGCAATTGCATATTGGCAGGATCAATAAATATCTTTAAGTAGTTCCATTTGCCGGCAAGGAAACCGAGTTTATTAACATTCACATTGCTTCCATTCTGCCAGGCACTTCCCAAGTCTCTTAATACGTCATCCCGCATCTGCCCTAATGCCTCCGGGGCAAAATCTGTAGGATCTTCATTTACTATCACGCCACCGGCACCGGCATTTATTAAAGCCTGGTTACTGTAATCCGTTTCATTGCTTATCGTTGTCAGCGTTTTTGCCCCAGCCTGTAGCGGGCTCAATCCCACCAGCTCATTACCCACAAAATCAAACAAAGGGTTCGCATACTTACCATGAATGATCTGATCCTTCGTAAATATCTGATTTACGCTGTAAAGGTTAAACTGGTAGCCCGCGGTCCTGCGTGGAAAAGTTTCCGTGGCAATCGGGTAAGTCCAGTTCGGCGGTAAATTATACATCTCATAAACCTTGCCCTCATTGGCGCCAGCATCAAGCATCTCTTTATAGATATAATAATTCCCGGTTAAGAGTTTGAATAAATACGTCAATTCATAAAACTGCCCTTTGCTCTGGAATTTATTAGGGTTATCTAAAAACGTTTGTAATTCGCTGCCTTCACCGGCCAGCTCTAAAGCTTTCTTCTGAAGTTTTATAAGGTCATACAGCCTTTTATTAGTAGGGTTCTTTACATACTGTTTCAGTTCAATTTTATACTGTCCAAAAGCTTTGGCATTAGTAACAGTATATTCATAAAGCGGAATTAAAGCAGCCGTTTTCATTACCCGGTTTACAACAGCATAAAGGTCATCTATAGCCGTGTATGCCCTTATCTGTTCGCCGGTATTACCATAACCGTAAACGGTGAGGCCATAGTTATAGTTTGATAATGTGGCCCGTGATTGTAATTGCTGAACGGCATTAATGAGAGGCGCAATGGCTTTAGTGACCTGCTTCCTGCTTATTAGGTTAAACACATATACAGCTTTAATTTATTAAAAATGCCAGGCAATTAAAGCTTGAATGGGTTCACGAAATAAAATTTCGCATATCGAAGGTAATAAATAATTTTGCAAACTCTTTCGTGCGTGTTATTCCTTATCTTTTTTTTGTTCCCCTTTGTGCTTTACAAAGGGGTTTTTTATATTTGATATATGGCTGATCTTTTCCCCACTCATGAATGTTTTAACGATGCCTTTGAATTAATCAACGAGATCATTTTAAATAATCCCTTAGATAAAGACGACTTAAAGCATGAATTAATTTTGGTGCATGCTATTTGTAAAATGCCGGAAGGCAGATTTTATGCGCATGCATGGGTAGAAGATAAGAAAAAAAACACATGCATGTTTAAAGGCATACTTGAAGGTGAGGCAGATTATTTCGCGGCAGATATAAAAGAGTATTATGAGCATATCATGCCGCAGGAAATTGTCAAATATTCAGTAATGGAAGCAATTGAACAAAATATTAAATCGGGCAATTTGGGGCCGTGGAAGTCGCATATCAAAGCCCTATGTCGTAATATAACAATTAAATGAAAAATTATGGAAGTCGATAAGCTAATAAAAATTTGTGAACAGGTTGCTTTGGATGTTGAAAGAGATGCAAGAGAATTCGACGGCAAACCTTTTGACGGCAAGACGGTTGCCGCATATTTTGGCTATCATGGCGCCGCAATCAAAGCATTAGCTGATGTTTTGAAAGAAGTCTTAAAAAACAGAAGCAATGTTTATTTCTAAGCCTCGCCCTTCATTTCGCCCGCACTCCTTATCACACCAACAAATCTACCTCTTGGCTTAAATAGTTTTGTAAACACCGCATAGCGCATCGCATCAAGCAAGTGATCATTCATCTTCACCGGCTCCTCCAGTAAATTATCACCCTTATCTTTCTTCCATTTATAACCGTTCAATTCCTGTTTTAAGTTCTCGCTGTTCGATACAATATATAAAGGCATAGACTTCACTTTTATTATCCCTGCCCATACATCTTTATCAGCAGGTTTTATATTCATGCCATAGCGGTATATTTCTTCAATACTCTTTGGCTCGGCAGCATCGGCATAAATTTCCGCCTTGCCTATATTAAGCTGCTTTATAAACCCTGCCAGCTCCGTAATCGTCAGGCCCGATCTGTAAAGCAATTCCTCTACATAAATACAGCCTTCATAAAGTTCTATCTTAACCATTGCGCAAGGTGCCGTATAACCGAAGTCAAGGCCATAGATAACCTCACCTTTGCCCGGCAGCTCCCGCACCATTTTCCACGTTGTATAAATCAATTCTTTTGCCGCGCCGCGCAATCCCAAACCGTAAACCTTCCACATGAAGTCATCAGGTAAATGCTTATAGCTTTCAATGTATTCAATCTGTAGCTGAGAGAGATTGTAAATATTATCCAGGTAAGTAGAATGAATGTTCACGGCCCTGTCACTGTCTGCCATTTCATACACCCAGCTATTGAAGTCCGCCGGGTTCCAGTCAGCAAATATCTTTCCCGTCGTTCTCATGGCAAGCTGATCAAATAAAGTTTTACTTATCATGTTAGCTTCATTTATAAAAAGAATATCACGCCCCGGCCCGCGTGCCTTGCCTTCATCTTCCAGGCCAAAGAGTTCTATATAACTGTTATTGGAAAAGGTGTAAATAAAATTCGTGGCACTCCAGCTATCAATATTAAACCGGCCAATTGTTTCCATGATAATAAGGAAATCCCGTAAGGCACCGCGCTTTATATGTGGTAACGAATGACTAACAATTGAGATCCGTTTAAAAGGTTCATTTACCGCAATGGCAATAAGCAATTGAATGATAGAGTAAGTTTTGCCGCTGCGGCTTCCGCCTTCATTACATATTATCGGGGCGCTGCTTTGATAAGCCCAGGCATTACGTTGAAATACCGGCGTTGTCTTTATAACGGTCATCTAAAACAAAGGTTATCGGTTTAATATCATTATCGTCTTTATCAACAAATCTTTGTTTCTCAGCCGCATTATATCCAAGCACGCGGCAAAGGCTATCAAGGGCAGCCCTTTTGTCGGACACTTTTATTTTGCGTATAGTTCCATATTTTTCGCCCGTTTCTTTTATCTTGGCGTCAAAGCTTTCAAGTCCCGCAATAGCTGCTGCGCTTTCGTCGTCCCATTCCGATGCCTGTTTTAATCCGCCGTCAACTGTAAGCACTTTTCTTATATCGAAAAAGGCGAGCTTTGCATATTCTGCAATTATCCTTTCTCTTTCTATCCCTGTTTTTTCCGCAAGTTTTTGCTGAATACCGTTTAAATATTGCTGAAGGTTAACATTAGTTAACAAGCGGGCAGCCTGTTCTTTTGCGGTTTTTTGCGAATATCCGGCACGTATAGCAGCCTGAGTAGCATTAAAATCTATTAAGTACTCATCACAAAATTTCTTTTGCTTATTAGTCAACAAAGCCACACCTCAAAAATATGAAATAAAATTTCATATTCTATTTAACCAAACCCTCAACCTGCTTAAACAAACACTCTCTTATAAAATCTTCATGCGCTTGTCTGTCAATTGCCAGCGCCTCGCAGTACAATTCAATCTCACGGTTTGCCCATGCATCAGAGCCCGGCGGTTCCTCATTAGGCGGCAATATTTCAGCGCCCATGCTTAAGCCTTTCATAATAAAAACAATTCTCTCTTTTGCATATACATCACCCGTTATCAGTGTTGCCCCGTTTGGTAGTTCTAATATCATAAATATACTTTTCGAAGTTGTGGTTAAATAATTTATTCAGTTTTAAAAGTTGCTCATGTGGCGGCCAGTGGTTTTTCTCATAATTCATGTACTGGCGTAAGGTAATGTTTAGGAAAACGGCTACATCAGTTTGCGTTAAACCCTTTTCTTTGCGATGCTCACGCAGCGCTTTTGCCAGGGCGTTCATTATCTTTTCTGGCAATTAGAATTTAATGCGTTTCCGTATTCGTCATAAAATATCATTGTTCCTATATTATCGCTTCCGCATGTGTCAAGAGGTGGCCTTGTCTCACCGCTGGGCCCTATTCCAAAAGTGCAATGCCAGCAAACATCACTGCTTTTAGAGCAGGCGATAAATGATACTATTATTATCATCAGCCCCATAAACATTTTCTTCATTGTTGTAAAATTTCTGTTGTGATTCATACTTTCCATTTTTGTTTTATACTAAAAATTTTTTATTAACAATTCTTTTTTTTTCCCAACCTTTTCCACAATTTTACCATCCGTCCCCGAAAAATATCGGTGTGCTGACTACAGGTAAAGGAAAAGTTGGAAATTTTTGATCAACTGTATGAGGTGCCACGCTAAGGCGTGCGCTTTCAGTAGGTTGATCGGGTAATCCAACTTACCTCTTTACCATTCTGAAATGTCGCACGCTGTTTATTTCATAGGGAGGATTTATAATTGTTAACCATGTAAAGCACCCCCATGAGCATCACTGCCAAATCTTTGCAAGAAAACCATGTACCTTCTAATCATGTATCTAAGCACAAGAAAAAAACTACATTGCAACACCGTACAAAAAATATTAAGCTTCATCAAAAAGTTTATCAACGAGTAAATTCACTGTTTGCTTCATGTTTTCAGCAGATTCCTTAATTGATATTTTTTCAAGATTTGCCTTTAAAATACTTACTTCTTTATTCAGCATTTGCACACTTGCCGATAGCGCTATTATTTGAGCTTTGTCAAAAGAAATGGATTTACCTTCAGAAAAATCAAAATTTAAAATCTCTTGAATTTTGGTTAATATTCCAGGCTTAGGTTTCACTTTGTTTCTCTCATATCTCTGAACTTGCTGTATTTCTAAACCTATCTTTTCTGCAAGCTCTGACTGAGACAAATTAGCATATTCTCTTCGCTCTTTTAAAATTTCTCCAAAGCTTTTGCCCATATATTGAATTTTCTATAAAAAAACATGCTAAAAAATAAAAGTCTTCTAAATTTTTTTTTTATGTCTTTTTATATCTTTTTACTTCTTATTTTTGTCATGACACAACCAAATTTACACACAATTTCAATATTATAAACAATGACTCGTAAACTAAGAGATGATATAAAAAAGATGATAATGGCAGATAATCAACTTATTTCCGATTACTGTACTCTCATTGGTATTTCTGCTTTATCTCTCTCAAAATATTTTGAACGCAATGCTAAAGTCTTGACTCATCATGATGCAGTTAATTTTTTGGCTAAACGTCTGGGCAAAACGCCCGATGAAATATTAACCGAAAACTCTAAGGCCGAAACAAAAGTAATGGCCTGAAATGTTGCTATCCGGGAAAACACCAAAAAAGCAAAAACAAAAAACAAAAACAAATGGAAAAGATTAAAAACACACAGCTTGCGCACCCGGCACAAGCTACAAAACAGGAAGGCGTATGGCTGCCGCCTAAAGAAGCAGCTCCGTATTTCCGCAACGGAAGAGGCGTTAAATTAGTTTCACTACTGCAAAGCCTGCGCTCCGGCAAGCTGCAAGACATTGCTTACCGCGATGCTTTCGGCTGGCACGTTTTCATTCCACAACATTTATTAAACAATAAAAAGCAAACGGCATGAAAACAATAGATGCAGCAACAAGCGCAATGTTTTACCGCGATGAAAAACTTTATACAATTCAGGAACTATTGCAGGAAATGCGGCAGCAAATGGATGAAGCAGAGATCACGCAAGAAATACGCAATGAACGCAACCGTGAATTCTTTCAACCTAATGATGAACCGGAAATTATTTAACCAATCAAAACAAAAACATGAACAAGACATATTTCTTTCAATTGAACATTGAAGCGGATAATACAAATAACGGCACAACAACACATTTTTTAAATGTGCTTTCGCAAATGATAGGCACGTATTCAGATGGCAGGCCAATGGTCTCCTTTGAACTGTTGGCCGTTACAATAGACTATCTAAACATAAAAGATTTCCGTAAGGCTTATTATGATGCGGAACAGGCCGCCCAAAATCATTTTGCTCTTTTGGCTAAACAGAAAAAGATAGAGGAAGCAAAAGCTTTTCTGGCCGATGAAAAAGAGGTAATAGATAATCCTGTTTTAGAGCGCTACACAGATGTTCACCCGTTCTTAGCTGACATCATTTCCAATCATTTTACACCCGTTAGCTGATGCAGGAAATAACAATATTCACAGTAGGTTTTGTAGTAGGTTTCTTTATGTACCTGTTCGCTACCATTGTGGCATTGTTATACTTCTCTCACGGGATAAATGAAGATGCAGATTTCAATGACGACTTTAATTATTACAGCGATGATGTTTTATAAGTACCGGCTTCAACCCGGCAGTTCTTTAATGTATCATAAATAGTGCGAGCCCTGCCGTGGCACGCGGGGCTTTTATTTCCAAACTAACAAAACAAAAAAATGAACGAATTAATAAAACAACAGCAATTACCCATTAATGAGATCATGAGCATGGGTAAAGCTTTCCAGGAATCGGGCATGTTTCCCGATATTAAAAGCGCTGCCCAGGCTATCGTAAAAATTCAGGCCGGGCAGGAAATTGGTATAACACCCTTTGCCGCAATGACAGGGATTCATATAATTCAAGGCCGCCCCACCATAGGCGCCGGGCTTATAGCTTCCAAAGTAAAGAGCAGTGTAAAGTATGATTATAAGGTAAAGGAAATGACAGAGAAAGCCTGCATACTGGAATTCTATGAAGGCAAAGAACTGATCGGCGTTTCTTCTTTTACTCTGGAAGATGCAAAAAAAGCGCAAACAAAAAACCTTGACAAGTTTCCTAAAAATATGCTCTTTGCCCGCGCTATCAGCAACGGCGTTAAATGGTTTTGTCCTGATATTTTCAATGGCCCTGTTTATACACCGGAAGAATTTGGCGAAGTGCCGGAAAAAACCGACGATGTTAGCCATGAAGTAATCTCCACCCCGGCTGCAGAAGTTATTCCTGAACCGGAAATTACAATTGGTGATAATGAACGCGATGAACTTTTTGCACTGCTCGGCACCAGTACGTATGAACAAAAAGTAAAGGATAAGTTGTTTAATAAAATAAACAGCTACCACACCCGCGAACAGTACCAGGAAGCAAAGAAAAATCTGCTTGCAAATCAATTAGGCTATGAAGGAATGCACAATCCAGGGCAGAAAGCTATTAATAAACAGGTTGCTAAAAAAGCCAATGCGTATGCCTAAAGAAAGATCAGACTTAAATGAAGAATTGCTGGACGCTATTCAGGAAAATATTGACAGCAACTGGAATGATGTATATGGCAGCCCGCGCACTTTTTATAATGGTGCTGCCAATGAGTGCGAAATCATTTGCCTGGAAACGCAAATAAGATTGCTGGCTAAAATAAGGGATGAATTACTTGCGAATCCTAAACAGCCTTTTACTATCATCCAAAAACACACAAACCAGTTACAAAACAAAATTGATACGATCACAGAATTAACTTTTTAAACATGCAAACAATAGAAATTTTAAAAGACTATAGCGGCCTCACCAAGACAGATATTAAAGATATGGCAACGGCAGCCATTGAAAGCGTACTTGAAAACGGCAACCCTTTAGAGGTTGCCGAATCCCTTAGCGCAATGGAAGAT